CGTTGAGACGTCTCGCACATACGGCGCAACCCAGACAGACCGGGCAGTGGTTGCCACTTGGTAGCCGGCTTGGCTCTTGTCTGGTCCACACTCCAGCTCGTACCAGTAGTGAAAGGCCACAGTGCAGCTGCGCCTCAGGTCAATGGTCACAGCTGTGGAGGGGATGGCCTCAAACGCTGTGCTGCCTGGCCTGCCCTGACCTGTCAGGTACTTTGTGCAGAACGTCAGGCGCACCATTCCGCTGTTGGTGCCGCCCTGGTGACCTGTGACCCCATGCTGCACCGCGCTGTATGGCTCAAAGGCTGGGGGCTGGACATGTCGGGTATCGATCCACTGCGCGGCCTGGATGTCACCGGGCACAATGCCTCTGTGGAGATAGACGCGCAGGGCTTCTGCATTGCCTTCAAGTGCTGCAGACGTGCAGACAGTGCCATCAGAAAAGGTGTTTGGCGGGGTGTAGCTCACTTGACCCTCTGCTTCAGCACAGCCAGGTTGCCCCCGTTGTAGTCGAGTGACGCGCCGTTACTGTAGGCCGTGTCATGGACCAGGTAGTTATTTCCGCCATTGCTGAAGGGATGCATGATGCCCTTGATGACAACGCGCAGACCGTAGCAGGTGACGTTTCCGGACGGCCTGGTGTAGTACCAAGCGCCTGAGATGCCCCGCCAGCTTTGCGTACTTTGCACGCTGTTTGATGGCAGCAGCCCCCCTGTTGGGTTGTCTGCATAGCGCAGGTCTGCAGGCACTACCGCTGATGCCTGCATGTCTGCAAGCGCCGCCCCGTACTTGCCTGAGATGACTGTCTTGAAGTCGCTCTGGCCTGGCACTGCCACATAGTTGGCCCGGCTGTTGCTAGTGACGTCCCACTCCAAGTAGGTGACCCAGACAGCGCCCCACGTTGACAGCTTGCGCGTGGCAGTGGGCAGCGGCGCCTGGATGTTGAAGTAGCCCATGCTGGTGGCGCTGTCCCAGTTGGTGCCTGGGTTAGCCTTGACGCTCAGGTTCCAATACGCGCGGAACACCTCATTCTCTGTGATGTTGATGCCGAGCGCCCCGAAGCTCATCTCTGTCACAGTGCCTGACCCGTTGTTTACTGGGCTGGCATCTGCAGGCATGGTGGTCATGCCGTTCAGGGTCACCGAGCTGCTGTGCTTCCAATCGTTCAGGCCTATTTCTTGGCTCTGTGCATGGGTCAGCATGAACCCGGTATTGAGGAACTGGGGCAGGTCATGCGCAGCATCGCGGTGGTTGAACTGGTTGAGGTCTGTCTGCGTATAGTCTGCAAAGCGCGTGTTGAGACTGGCAGCGTCCAGGCTATCGCCATCCTTGACAGGGGCGTTTGTGATTCTGCTCATCTCCACCGTCCTATTGCGAGGTAGCGCATGCTGTAGAGGTGGGCCTGCATGAACAGGCTGCCCGCCGTGGTGTTGGTGGCGTCGTCCTCAGACGGTCCCTCAATGCGCCACTGAAAGCGCACAGTGACATCACCCTGAGGCACCAAGACTGAGCCGATGACGCGGAAGGCCTCATGGTCTGCAGGGCCGCGCTTCTCGGCAATGGTTACGCCGTTAGCTGTGATGCGAAGGTTGACATACCGGGGCGTCTTAGGGAAGGGGACATTAAGGCCATCAGCAAAGCCGCCCATGATATAGGCGTTACCTGCCCACTCAATGTGAAGGTGGCCACCCTTGAAGTCTGTGAGGGTGATGGCGTCATCGTGGATGTTCTGCCAGCCCCCAGCGTATGTGCTGAAGGTCACAGCCTGCCAGCTGTTGGTTGGCACTGTGCCTGTGTAGACCGCTGTAGTCTGCTCGCCACCTGTGTGGGTCGCTTCGGAGCTGTAGACCCGAGCCAAGGCGTAGTCTTTGAGCCGGTCGCTGCTGACGTAGTTGCCGGGCAGCTGGTCTCGGTCCAGCGTAGTGATGCTGGACTGCTGAGCGCGCAGCTCATCATTGACCGCACCGGGTGAGATAGTGCCGCCTGTGGTGGCCTCTCGCTGGGTCCAGTGCTTCATACGCGGCGCCCCTGCACAATCTTGGTGCCCTTGGTGGTGAACTCGTATTCATGGCCCACCAGGATGATGTCTGCTGTGGTCTCAATCTCAAAGCAAAACCAAGCAGCAGACATGTGGGCGACACTGTACCGCAGGGGCACCAGGCGCTCTTTCTGGTAGGTGGTCAGCCCCAGCACTGTCTTGTCCAGCGTCGGAAGCACTGCAGCATCTGGAGGCTGTGCCAGGTACGTCCGCTCCAGCACTGGCGTCAGGCTGAAGTCTTTGTAGTGTCTCATGGTGATGCTGGCGTCACCTGTGGTCATCACCCAGATGGTCACATATGTGACCTGCTTCTGCATCTGAGGGTCACCTGCTGACCACCAGGCTGAGCGGTATGTGCTGGTTGGTGGACTCTGCGCCACCATGTTGTCAGACTCAATGGCGCTGCCTTTGGCGCGCTTGCCTGACATGACAAATAGGCCTCGCTGACTGGTGCTGTTGCCTGACTCAGCCCCAGTGTGGTGGCCGAAGACAATGGTGCCATCTGCCCGAGTGGCGAGGGCGCCCACAGGGAACCCACTACGCGAGCTCCAGGCGCTCAGGCGCTGACTGTCAAGGAGTGCCAGGCGGTCAAGGTGGAGCACCAGGCCCTTGCTGGGGCGGTCGCTACCGCCTGCGCAGTAGTAGAGCTGATACTGCCGCATAGAGGCGCTGAAGATGCCCACAGCCTTGGGCAGGCAGTCAGGGGTCATCTCCTCAATAAATTCATCCTGCCCCACTGTGAGGTTGACCACATCAGCGATGGCGCCACCCTCCAAGCCACCAGTCAGCGCATAGACCCCATCCGAGGCCAGGAAGACCACACCCAGGCCAGGGACTGCTTGGATGCTGTGGGGGCTCTTGCAGGTGACTGAATTGCTGATGGTGCGGACTTGGAAGCCTGTCTGGTAGGTGCCCGTCACCACGTCGATACCGCGCTCACGGAATACCAGCAGGTTGGTGTAGTTGCCAAAGAGGCCCGTGATACCCCCACCCTCTGCGCCCAACTGAATGAACGCAGCTGCGCCGAACTGCTCAATCAAACCAGGCGCGGAGTAGTACAAGCTCAGGCCGTCATCGATCCCACCGTCCAGCCACAGACTGCCCCCGAATAGGGCGCTGAAGCGAGCACGCGGCGCAGGCAGTGGGCCTGTGGCCAGGTCAGGCTTGGGTAGGTTGACAGCATCAGGCCGGATGGCGTCAAAGAAGATGTCCTCTGCATTATTGCGCACCAGGTCCAAGCTGTAGAGCGTGGCATCACCCTGGTGGATAAAGTCATCCGACATGTTCCGCGTGCGGTAGATGCGCCGCGCCACAGTGCCATCAGGCCCGATAGGCAGGCGCAGGCCAACTGCATGACGCAGCCCAATGGCATCTTCTGGCAGCCCCCAGTTGATGGTCGCCAGCTCACTGGCTGGACCTTCACTGCCCGTGCTGCTGATGAAGCTGACCGCGTAGCCGAACAGCGCCTGCTTTGCTCCGTCCTCCTTGTCTGCCCCCGTGTTGTCATGGAAGCCCAAACCCCAACGTCCACCGTCGGGGATACCCTTGGGATTGCTTGGGCACCACAGGGTCAGCGCTGAGCCCAGGATGGTGGGATTATAGAACCCGCCGCTGGGGGCCGGCATTGGGTTGACGCGCAGGGGCTCCACTGCGCTGGGCAGTGTGGCAAAACCCAGCGGCCTGATGCAGCGCGTTCGCGCAGCTGCTGCCTCTGCACCTGTGCCCAGTGGCCAGGGGTTCACGATGACAGGCCGGTCCACACCATTGGTAATGATGGTCCCATATGGCGTGTCTGTGAACCAGCTGCCCGCCTCTGTAGGTGTGGGGATGTGGCGGCCTGTGGCCAGCGTTACGAGCTGGGGCGCAATGATGCAATCGTAGAAGTACTGCAGGTTCCCGTCAGCTTCAAACAGCACACACTGACGCGCGCCTCCAGACAGCAGCTGCGCCACATGCAGCGCGTAAATGGGGCCAGTGCTGGCGAACGGGTCAAAGTTGTTGTAGCCGGTCGCGTAGTTTTCATAGCCCACACGGGACGACCACCCACCTGACACGCGGTCAATGGTCCAGTTCTGCAGCTTGCCTGCATCCTGTGGGTTCTGGGGCAGCCTGGTGGCCACCCCACCTGCCAGCGGCGTCTGGTACTGATTCTGATTCATGGTGTGAACGTCAGCGTGCCGAAGGGGTTGCGCGTAAAGCGATAGCCTGCAGTGGGTGTGCCCTTGATGATTCTGCGCGGCACTTCTTTGAGGAAGCGCTGCTCCATGGCTTTATACATGACCGTCTTCTTGCGCTGGTAGACTTGGGCCAGGGCTGGGTTGTCCACCTTTAGCGTTAGCGACTCCAGCGCAGCATAGGCCACAATCTGAGCATAGGAGGCAGGCACCAAGGGCGCGTCTTGGTCTTCCTGCATTCGCCTGGGTGAGACCACCATCCTGACGTTGATGTCCTGGTCACCACTGGGGT